GAGTCTCTCGACTAAAGCCTGCTCTTCGAACAATGAATCTTATGAAGAGTATGAGAGACTTTCAAGATAACTTCTTTAAAAATGGAGCAGTTCCAGGATTAGTTCTTAAATCACCAAACACCTTATCAGAGAAAATTAAAGAGAGAATGATTCAGTCTTGGACTGCTCGTTATAGACCTGATGCAGGCGGACGAAGACCTTTAATTCTGGACGGCGGTATTGAAATTGATAAAGTATCAAATGTAAACTTTAAAGAGCTTGACTTTCAAGCAGCTATTGAAGACAACGAAAAAATTATATTAAAAGCTCTAGGTATTCCACCTATTATGCTAGACTCAGGAAACAACGCTAACCTGCGTCCAAACATGAGAATGTATTACTTAGAGACTATTCTTCCTATTGTAAGAAAGATAAACTTTGCAATGGAAAGATATTTTGGATTTAAGTTAGCAGAGGATATTACCGATATCCCCGCCTTACAACCAGAACTAAGAGACCAAGCCCAGTACTACTCAGCTCTTGTAAATACTGGCATTATCTCTCCTAATGAAGCGAGAGATGCTTTAGGCTTCGAAGGTATGGAAGGATATGACGAGCTTAGAGTGCCAGCAAATATTGCTGGAAGTGCGGCGAACCCTGACGAAGGGGGAAGACCTGTAGAAACGGAGGAAAACTAATGGGATTACGAGCTAAAAGAACAGTTTTGGAAATGGCTTCCCAACATTTTAAAGAGTTTAGCCTTCCCTTAACAATTGATCACAAAGACTATGTAGCAGCCGTAGGCTCTAAAATGGCTATCAGTGCAATTTCAGTTAAGAGAAGTTTTAAGAAATGGAGCGTTTTGCTGCATGCACTACGCAAGCACTATCCAGAGTTGGTAGAGGCATCTAAGCCTGCTCCAGCACCTGCTCCAGCACCTAAGCCAGCGGCGGCTCCTAAAGCTGCTCCTGCAAAGCCCGTTAAGAAGGAGTCGTAATGGAAAAGATTTTTAACTTAACGTCTACTTTTAAAGCGCTTGATGAAGATGATGGCGGAGTACACATCTGTGGTATGGCAAGCACAGCAGACTTTGACCGTGCCGGTGACACTATTGATGCACACGCTTGGACTAAGGGTGGACTACAAAATTTTGAAAAGAATCCTATTATTCTTTTCAACCATAACTATGACAAGCCTATCGGACGCGCGACAGGACTTAAAGTCACTGATAACGGTCTTGAACTAAAGGCTAAAATTTCTAAATCTGCCCCCGATCATGTGGCGCAGCTTGTTAAAGAAGGCATTCTTGGAGCTTTTTCTGTTGGTTTCCGAGTCAAGGATGCAGATTACCTAGAGGAAACTGACGGATTAAAGATTAAGGACGCTGAGTTGTTCGAGGTATCGGTAGTATCGGTACCATGTAACCAAGCAGCAACTTTCTCTCTGGCGAAATCTTTTGACTCGATGGATGAGTATGAAGAATTCAAAAAAACTTTCAAAAATAGTGTAGATCTAGCCGGTCAGTCTCTGGCTAAGGATGAAGATTCATTTGAAGCTAGTGATGCACCGGATGGAACTGAAAAGTCAGTTCAAAAGGAGATGAACATGTCGGAAGTACAAACTCCCGAAATCGACCTTGAGGCTTTTGCTAAGAAGGTAGCGGATGAGACTGCTGCTAAGATTGCAATTCGTCAAGCCGAAGAAAAAGCAGCCGCTGAAGCAGAAGCTAAAGCAGCTCAAGACGCAGCTCAAGCTGAACTTGCTAAGCAAGCAGAAGTTGAGTCTGTAATTAAAACTGGTATCGAGTCAGGCGCTGAGCGTCTTTTGGCCGATGTCGAAGCAAAGATGTCTGAGAAAGATGCAAAAATCGAAGAGGTTATTGCTCAGTATAAGACTGAACTTGCTGAGAAGAACGAAGAGCTTACGAAGATTCGTGAGTCAAAGCGTGTATTCTCTGACCGTGTAGACGGTGACGTAATGTCAAAGTGGGGCAAAGAGTTTATGTATGGCCACCTTCTCGGTGTAATGACTGGTAAGGGCTGGGATACTGATTACTCACGTGATTTGTTTGAAAAAGCTGGTGCAGGTTTCTCAGCAACTTCAACAAACTTAAGCCTTGCAACAGACGTATCGGCTTTGATCGAGAAGGAAATCATGCAGGAGCTTCGCCTTGCACAAGCCTTCCGTGAGTTGGCAGTGAATTCAGAGACTACTTTGATGCCATTGCAGACTGATACCAACAAAGCAACTTGGGGCTCAAACGCGGCTACTTCTGGTAACCTCGAAAACCCAACAGGATCTGACGGCTACCAGCCTTCAAACGTTATCCTGAAGGCTACTAAGCTCATCTCGACCACTTTCATGAACAATGAAACTGACGAGCAGATGCTTATCAACCTTATGCCTATGCTTGTAGAATCAGTTGCACGTGCTCACGCTCGCTCAGTTGACGATGCACTCATCAATGGTACTGTAGGTGGAACTCAAGGCTTTGACGGTTTAGAGGCACTTGGTGCAACTACATTTGATACTTCAGTATCTAATGGTAACCTTGGAGGTACTGCAGTAGACGCAGCAGACTTCCTTTCAGCTCGTAAGTTGATGGGTAAGTATGGTATGAATCCTGCAGATCTAGTATACGTGGTATCACAGAAGCGTTACTACGACCTCATCGCTGATACAGCATTTGCTGATATCACCGACGTAGGTTCAGACATTGCGACTAAGATCACTGGTCAAGTCGGTGCTATCTTCGGCACACCAGTAATCGTATCTGACCAGCTCGAAGCTGAAGCAGATAACGCAACTGTCGGTTATGCTGTTAACGTCCGTAACTTCGTTATTCCACGTCTCCGTGGCGTAAACGTAGAGCAGGACTACGAGGTAATGAACCAGCGTCGAGTAATCGTTGCTACTCAGAACCTTGGCTTTACTCAGCTCGCAGCAGACACTACTAACGATAAGTCAGTAGTCAAGCTACTCTGCGTAGCCTAATAGCTAGCTAAATAAACTGGGGAGGGTTTCCTCCCCAAGTTTTTATTAATTGATTTATTATGGCAGATTTAATTACTCTTGCAGAATATAAGGAAGCAGAAGGCATAGCAAGCCCTAAGGAAGATTTGCGTCTTGCATCTTTAATTCCTGCGGTGAGTCAATTAGTAAAAACTTATTGCGGTAATAGTCTCATTGACTTTTATTCAACAAATAAAGTAGAGACATTTAATATGGACTGGTCTACTCATGTTATTCAATTAACTGAGAGCCCAGTTAATGCTATTGTTTCAGTAGAGAAAAGAGATTCCGTTACGGACAGTTACACCACCGTGGCATCTACAGAATACTATCTTGACACCTCGACGGATAGCGTACTGTACGTAACGGGATCTACCTATAAAAACTGGCCTCGTGGTGCGGGGTCAGTAAAAATTACTTATACTGCAGGGTACGCGTCTTGTCCTACAGATTTAAAACTTGCAGTATTTGATTTAGTAACGTATTATTTAAGAGATGAGCACAAAGAGCGAAGAACTTTAGCAGGAGCAACTATACAGAATCAAGGCTCTACCAGCCTTCGAGATAGTGTAGCGTTTCCAGACCATATCAAGCGTGTTCTTGATTTGTATAAAAACTTCTAATGGCTGGTAAGAACCTAAAGCAGTACTTGGAGAAAATAGAAAAAGATCTTCAAAAAGATGATGATTATAGAAATAGAGTTTCTAACGTAAAAATACATAAATTTTATGTAAGTTTAGAAGGGTTACAAAGCCATATACAGTATCAAATGAGTGTAGATGGAGTGAAAATTGAAGACTCAGAGCTACAAGTATTAGCTTCTTCTTTTTTTAACGAATTAAAAAGTTCTTTTATGGGGCCTTTACAGAATGTTAAAATCTATGATAGAGAATCAAGTTCTACTAGTTTTTATATAGAATTTCAAAGTACTTTGAAAGAGCCTAAATACTCAACTTTTAATGCTATAAAGTATATATATCAAATTCCTAAAAGAAATTTTATGGCTAAGGTTAAGGCGTTTTATAAAAGATCTAATCAATCGCTACGAGGAGCCCCTGGCAGAGAAGCTTTTTTAGATTTAGGGCACGCACAAGACTCCGCGATTGTAGAGCAGCGAGTTTCTAATTTTTTAGCTTATGGAGAAGTTCCTCCCAACTTACAAGAAGTGCCTGAAATTTCTACACTGTTTGATATACGAAAAATTGATTCAAAAGATATAATAGAAGTTACCTTTCAATCTTCTACCTTGAATAGATCAAAAGGCACGGAAGAAAAAGGGTTAAAGTCTTTAGTTCTTCAAAAAATAAGAGAAGCTGTAGAAAAACTTGATACTTTAAATTTAGATGGGTCTGACAGCCCAGTTACTAAAAAGAGAAAAGAAACAATTAAAAAAGTTATACAGCCTTTTGAAAAGATAAAAAATATAAAAATACAGGTAGAAGACTTAAAGATAAATAAATCTTCTTCAATGTCTCAAAAGGTAAAAAAGAACAAAAAAGCTGTTCAAGACCCTTCAAGAGCTATGGCTAGAGCTGCTAGCATTCCTCAAGGACCTAGAACAAAAGCTAGACAAAGTACGGTATCTATAGCGGCTTTGATGGGTTTAATAAATGCAAGAATAAACGACGCAGTAGCAGAGAATATGGGCCCTCCTAGATTGGAGAATAGAACAGGCCGGTTTGCAGCCAGTGTCAGAATAACAGATGTAACTAAAACTAGAAAAGGCTTTCCAAGTGTAGGATACACGTATCAAAGAGACCCTTATCAAGTTTACGAATCTACTTCAGGATCTAGATTTGGTAGTCTTGAAAGAGACCCTAGAACTCTTATAGACAAATCTATAAGAGAAATAGCAGCAGAACTAGCAATCGGAAGAATCTATACTAGGAGAGTATAATGGCAGGGGAAGAAAGAACTTATACCTCCAGGAGATCTAATATAGTAGAGGCTCTTGCTACAAAACTAAAGGATATAGATGGGTCTGGAGCTTTTCTAACGGATCTTGGAAATAATGTTCATCCTCGCCTAAAGTTTTGGGATGAGGTAGAAGATTTCCCTGCAGTTCACCTAAATGCTGGTGCAGAGACCAGAGTATACCAAGCAGGCGGGTACAAAGACAGATTTTTAAGTGTAACGGTAAGATGTTATGTTCAAGAAGACGATGCACAAACTGCTTTAAACTCTTTAATGGAAGATGTTGAAACCGTTTTAGAACAAAATTCAAATTTAAAATACTTTGACAAACAAAACAATGAGTTTAATTGTCAACAAATCACTATAGTTAGTATTGATACTGACGAAGGTGTACTTGAGCCTCTTGGTGTTGGAGAAATACTCATAGAGGTTCG